TTTGCTGCCATTATTAAACCCCGTGCCTTAGCATTGTGGAGAATTGGTTTTGTAGAAGGACTCTAAGAGTTTGCCTTCCGTTCTTGTTTGATCTTTCTTTCTCGGTCTCTAGCCCACTTCATAGTAGCTCCTGCAAAGTCACCACTGTGAGGTTCTAGTACAGACCTGATTGGAGAGATCACTCTCTTAGCGTCTTTGCCGCACTCGCACCTAGTAAGTACAACATCGTCACTAACAAAGTATTCTTGGGTGTGTCCATTAGGACACTGAAAATCTCTAATCTTCAACATCGTCCGTCTCAGCTTGTTCTTGCGCGGCTGCTACTTGTGTTTCAAGATTAAGGATGTTAGCCATGACTGCAAGTTGTCCTTTACGGAAGTAGAGGTCTTGCTCGTCTTTAGTATTTTCTATTGAGTTAACATTCACAGCTGATGCTTGAATGTCTGCTAAAAGACTTTTCCAACCTTCTGATCGGAACATATCATTTAGATCACGAAAATACTTTTCTGTTTCTGGTGTCATTTTTACTGTTTCTCCTCTTGACAGGACAGTTCATTTATGTTATGTACGAGTATATTATATCATACTTTTGAGTAAATGTCAAGTTAATTTTTTGTTAACTATTTACTATCGCATTTTACGAGAAGTAGAGCTACGATTTGGACGTTTTGTAGAAGAGCTTTGTTTCTTTGCTGCTGAGCCTGTCACTCGTTTTGGTGCTACTTGTCTAGCTGGCACATTTTTGGTTATACTGTTCATCATATCAGACGTTTTCTTTTGTTTCTTTACTGCTACTGATCCTATTACCCGTTTTGGTGTTATTTGTCTCATAATACTATCCTTTTTTTGGTTTGCTTTTAGTGGTTTTAGTTTTCTTAGGTGGTCTACCTACTTTGTTTCCGTATGTACCTTTTCCGTATGGCATAGTTACTTCCCCTTTTTGGCTGTCTTAGCCGCTTGTTTAAAGTTCTTTGAAGTTGGTGCGCCTTTGCTACCTACCTTACGCATCGTCTCTCCAGAACCCTCCTTAATACGTTTACGCTTAGCGTGTATGTTTGCGTATAGTCCTTGTTTTTTCATTACCACTTCACCTTGTCAGCCCAATACGCTGCAGACATCTTGCCCTTAGCAATGTTGGAAGCGTGACGAGCTTTGAAAGACTTCTGTCTAGCTGTGGGTTTCTTATCACCACTAACGCCCTGCTGTCCAAACCTGATGGTTTTAACTTTGTCACCTTCCTTGGCAACAACGACATGGGACTTCTTAGGATGACTCGGAGTCCTCTTCGGTTTGTTGAACCCGCTTACCCCTGCTCGTGCTAGCCTTGGGTCTTTCTCTTTGCTCATTAACCAGCTCCTCCAACTTGTCCAGCCGCTGCAAGAGCTTGCTGTAACTGCTGTTGATTTCCTCCAGCGCTTTGTTGAGCTGCACTTGTGACACTACCATTTGCTTGACCTCCTCGGTTTCTCAAGTCTATGTCTTTCTCTTTTAACAAGCGATCAGCTATTTTAAGCCTACGCTCAAACTCTCTATCGTCTTCCTCACCCTGACGGATGTTTGTAGTTACAGCCTTTAACTTATCAATCTCAAGCTCCTGAGGAAGCATCTGAGACTCCATAGCGTACTTCTGCGCCCTAGCCATAGACTCTTGTGCTTGCGCCTCCAGAGCGGCTGTTTGTGCGTTCTGGAACGCTATCTGAGCTTGCATCTGAGCCTGTTGCATCTGTTGTGCTTCAGGGTTAGGCTGTGCAGCTTGCTTCATTGTAGCAATCAGCTCTTCACGGTTAGACAGATTCATGTTGTCAATGATTGATTGAATCAATACAGGGTACAGAGGGCTGTCCTGTTGCATAGTCTGCAACAACTGTACAAGCTGAGTTACTTCGTACTCTCGTGCAATAATACCTAGAGAGCTGGTAGCGTTAAACTTGTAGTCCTTGACAGGGTACAACTCAGGCTCAAACTGCATATATCTATAAGCCGCTTTTTTAACAAAAGGCAACAGGAAAGACTCTTGGAAGTTGATTAGAGTTCGCTTATGCCTTTTAATGATAGCGCCAAGAGACATAGAGATACCAGCAGCAGTAGCCTCTCCATTAATGTTTCCAGCAATACCAGCTGAATCAACCGCCCCAGTTGCTTGCTGAACCATGCCTTGCAACGCTGCAGCTTGGGTAAAGGTGATCTGAGACACATTACCAAAGTTAAAAGGATTAAGTATTTCTTTAGGATCGCCATTGGTTAGTATTAACTTCCCTGCTCTAATTTCTGGTTTAGTACCTGGTGGAATACGTGTAGCGTCCA